TTTTTGACTTATCTGCCTCCGACTCTCCCTTTCTTGGTGGTTTTGTGTCTGCCCCTTGCGCTCCAAATCTAATTAATTTTATTTTGTCACCTTCTTTTGCCAAGACAACATGAGACTTTGTTGGATGTGATGGAGTTCTTTTAGGTTTATTAAAAGCAGATAAACCAAATCTTTTTAATCTTGGGTCTTTGCTCATCTGTTTCTTGTGCTACAAAATTCTGTTGCTTTTACTCTCTCACATATAAATACATATCTCCATATAGGCTTTATTTTTACAACATCAATCAATTTTGGTAAATACCAATATTTCAACCCATAATCAGTGACAGCACCAATAACATCACCAGTAGTAGGTCTTGCTGATCTCCAGAAATTTATAAAATGCTGCTCAACTATCCCATTTATACATTGAACACCCATTACTGGAAAAGTAATAATTAAAGTGCTTGTAGGCTTCATAACGTGCCAAACATTATCCATAAACTGACTTGGATAACCATAAGAATCAATATCAATGACATCAAAAGTTTTTTTATTATTTATTAATTCAAATAAATGTTGAAAACTGTCTCCTGTAGTTTCTTTCGTACATTTATATAATTTGCCTTTTTGTTTATAATGCTCTGAAAGGTTGCCTTGCCCTGCAAACAATTCAAGAATATCACCATAAATATGTTTATCTAATTTAATTAATTGCTGAATTTTTTCTTGTGGGTGGTGGTGACTGTCTAAATATTCATTTTGTTTATATCTTAACCGATCATGCTTCTCAGCATTTTTTGTTTTAAATTCTTCATTAAAAAGATTATATTGAAAATTCATTTGCCTTTTCTTCTCATAGCCATGTTATGAGCCTGTGTAAAACTCATGCCTTCTCTCATCTTACGTTTCATATATTCCATGTGAGCCTTTGTATGCCCATGTGTTTCCTGGTGCTTCTTTAAGGTGTTTTTTTGTCTGGTGGTTAGTTTCACAGTTACCTCCTTTTGTTGTACTTAGTATAGATAGATGCGTCTGCTGTTCTCGCCTTATCTCCTCTCATATAACTATTTACTCTACCAAAAGACCAAGCTTGCATTGTTGTATTTCTTGAGCCACCAGATAAGTAAGCTCCCTGCCCTTTGCGGTAAACCTCTGCAAGCTCACCATAAAAGAATCTTGTGCCGTCAGCCTTTTTTTTAAGTGCTTTTTTTACGCTTTCGCTGAGAGGTTTTCTTCTTTTTCTTTGTGGTGACATTTTGAGCAACCCTTGATTTTTGTACAGCTTTTATATCAATAAACTCTCCTTTTCTATAGGCTTCAGCAGTCCTTTTTATTTCAGCCGCTTTCGCAGCCCTATTTTTAGAACCAGACAAGTATTTTTTTGCAATACCTGTCTTTTTGTCCTTAGGAACTCGCCTTAGTTTCTTCCTTTTCACTTGTTACCTTTTTAGATTTTTTAGCAGTAGCTTTTGGTTCTTTCTTTGGCTCATCATAAGATTGAACCTTGAATGTATATCCCATTACTTTTTGCCTCCCTTCTTTTTCTTCTTTGACTTTGGTTTCATGGTAGAACCATACCCAACACCTTTAGGCATAACAATAAAAGTAACTGACTTTATATTACTTCCTTTTACGTTTTTTAGCACTTGATAAAGCGATAGCCTGTGCTTGTTTTAATGTCTTGCCCTCTTTCATCAGCAAACGTATGTTGCCAGAGATAGTCTTTTGTGATTTGCCTTTTTTAAGTGGCATTAGTCAAAACAAATGTTTAGATACAAGCCGCCTATCCTGTGGCGTGACAGCATCTACTATCAAACCTTCGGCTAATTGCCTCAAGTCCTCTTGAAGTTCACCAGAACTTTCTCTGATAGCTTTTGAGAGTTTCTCAGGAACAGTCTTGTCCTCTGGAAATCTCTGCGTCATCGCAAGTGCTTCCTCTAAATTCATAATAGATTTAAAGCATTATCTGTAATTTCTTCAACCCAATTATACAATCTAGGTGCAATCTTTTGCATTTCTTCTGGATTTAACACATATTGAACAAAGCTTTCTGCAAACAGTTCTCTAGGATTCTTTCTTGAATATCCTGTAACGTAGCTCATTCCACCCAATTTTTTATATTTATTTCCAAGAGATACAGCACCACTGCCTTTAAAATGTACTTGATGTCCTATTTCGTGAATCATAGTAGAAAACCATCTTTCTGGAGCTTGCAGTGCGTGAGTATTTGAGAATATTTCGCTTGGTGGTGAGGGTTTTGTGTAATCTCTCTCAGTCCAATAATCAGAATAAGCTTTATTTGTTCTTAAAGTCTCTTTGGCTTGCTGTTTCATTTTAAGTGCAGAGCTTTTTGTTATTTTTGCTGACCCTTTTCTTACCTCAGTATTTACAACAGTGCAGTAGTTCGAGGTGTAACCAGAGCAAGTTCTCCCTGCTGGTTGGAATACAAACTTAATATCATCTTTGAACTGCAAGTCTTTTATATTTTTCTTCTTAAAGTTTGCAGTCACTGTATTTGTATATCCTTTTGTTTTTCTTGTAAAAGGTGTATTGAACTTTCCTAAAAATTTTAGAGTCATATTGTTTGCATCATCAAATGCTTTTTTATTTTGAACAACAATTTTTTCGTAAATTTGATTGAAGTTGTAAGTATCACCTTGAAAGTTAAAGTTATTAATAGTTTTACTTTTTTTCAAAAACTGTCTTAATTTCTTAGTATGTTTTCCTGTTAATCCTCCAACAGACTCAAGGCTATCAATACTCTCATCTACAAACTGTTGAGTAGATTTTGCAATATTGCTATCTGCTAAATATTTTTCTAAAGTATCTGTTCCTATTACTGGTGAACTTGTGCCTGTAGTTGTTGCCCTTACTTGCGGTGCTGGTTTGGATTTGGGTTTAATCTTTGGCTTGATTTCACTAGGCTTGCCATACAATCTCTGCAAATCCTTAAGACTTCTTTCACTTCCATCTTCTCTAACAAGTTTTCTAATCGCCTTCTGTCCAGATCCTTCCTTCTTTGCCAACCTTTTAAAATAATTTACCTTTCCTTCATTGCCTAAAGTTTTAATCTGTAATTTTTTATCTTGCTTCAATAACCAATCGCCATAAGCTGTTCCCTGTGGCACTCTGCCAGTTCCTTCTCCTGTAGGTCGTGTAACAACCTTGCCTACTGGTGGCTTTTCCAAATTTGGATATTTCTTTTGCAATCCATCAAAGTCAACAACAGGAACAGTAGTAGATCGACAATTAAAATGTTGTGGTGGTGTTGGCCCTTTATTGTATGCAAACTCCTGTCCATCAAGCCTTCTACAAATAGGACTTGTTCTACTGTCCAGAGTTGCAACATATTCATATTTAGGGGCAACTTTACTATTGG